GGTACCATATACAGATCCCCCGTAGCCCCACAAGTACACCTGATAGGTCACCATGAGCAAATCGGCGTCGGCATGATAGGGACAGTGAAAATAAGGCAAGTCCAACCAAACCTTGTTCATGGCCGGACGCAAACTTCTGCCCACAATCTGTTCTATAGCACCGGTCATGCTCGCGCTGAGATCTCTCAGTCTTGCGTGAGATTCTGAGTCAGTTGTAAGCTGCAGACGATATTCCAAACAGTCCTGGTCACGATGCCAGCGTTCGTTGTGTGCTAGTGGTAAATTTTTCAACCACTCAAAAGTTTCTGAATCAAAACAATTGGAGACCTGCCAGAGATTGGACAAAGCTGCTGGCACAACTTCGGCATCGCTACCGTGAATTCTGTGAGTAGTCATGCCAGTATTTACTGGTCTGGCAAAAAAAGTCAGAATTTCTATTGTGATGCTAAGTAAAGTCGTATACACTAGCAACAGTGCATACACAGGCACTCTAAAAGGCAACTTTTAAAATCATATTAACGCATACAGAAAGGCAACACAATATGGCATCTCTAGCAGAAATTCGGGCTCGTTTGGCAGCCGCAGAAAACAAAGGTTCACAGTCATCCGAACGCGGTGACAACTCAATTTACCCACACTGGAACATGGAAGAAGGGCAGTCAGCTACCCTGCGTTTCTTGCCCGACGGTAACACCAAAAACACATTCTTCTGGCAGGAACGAGCTATGATTCGCTTGCCATTTGCCGGTATCCGTGGAGAAATGGAATCCCGACAAGTCATGCTGCAGGTACCATGTGTGGAAATGTGGGGTGATGCTTGTCCAATCTTGGCCGAAGTGCGTGGTTGGTTCAAGGACAAGAGTCTAGAAGAAATGGGTCGCAAATACTGGAAAAAGCGCAGCTACATTTTCCAAGGTTTTGTGCGCGAGAATCCCTTGGCTGACGACAAGTCTCCTGAGAATCCAATCCGTCGCTTTATCATTGGTCCCCAAATCTTTACCACTATCAAAGGTGCGTTGATGGATCCAGAGTTGGAAGAATTGCCAACTGACTACCTGCGTGGTCTGGACTTCCGCATCAGCAAAGGTGCCAAAGGTGGCTTTGCTGACTACAATGGTAGCAAGTGGGCTCGTAAAGAGTCGACATTGACCGAAGCTGAATCTGCTGCTATTGAGCAACATGGCCTGTTTGATTTGAGCACATTCCTGCCCAAGAAGCCAACTGAAGTTGAGCTTCGCGTGATCAAAGAAATGTTTGAAGCCAGCGTAGATGGTCAACCTTACGATACCGAGCGTTGGGGCAGCTACTATCGTCCTGCTGGTGTATCGGCACCTGCTGGCGCCGCACCGGCTGCAGCCACAGCAGATGTGGACGAGGATGCTCCTGCTCGACCCGCAGCTAAACCTGTGGCAGCAGCCAAGCCTGCACCTGCAGCATCCAGCTTTGACGACGAGGATGACGAAGTTGCAGTTGCAGCAGCACCAGTGACTGCACCCAAGCCCGCACAAAAGGCCGAGGATATCTTGGCCATGATTCGTGCACGTCAACAGAAGTAATTGATAAAAAGGTGCAAGGGCTCTGTCCCTTGCATGTATTACATATGAAATTTCAAATTGTTTTTGAAAACTCCGGTGATTCTATACCGTTTTCTGCGGTGTACAATCATGATCTGCTGGAACATTTTATAAATCATGTTGACTCTGTGTCCAAAAATAAGTTTTTGTGCCATGAGTTTGCGTCCAAAGCATCAAGACTTATTGATGGTGTAAAAAAGAATTTTGGTAAAACTAACGAAATTTTACCCAAATTGATTGATCAAGAATTTAAATTACCAGACCGCGATGTTGAGTATCTTGACCAGGATTTTTTAAATCGATCACATTGGCATTGGGTTAAGACACAAGCAGTTGATCTCAACATTGATCACATGAGATTCAGCAAGAACAAAGATCTGTCAGAAATAGGAGCACGATTACATGACATGTATCCAGACGAAATTCGTATTATAAAATTAGCCGAAGCAATGATAAAACTAGGCTATATTGATGCATACGAAGAAGTCAACATGTCGTCGCATAGGCTTGAAAAATATCTGTTTAATCGCTTGGAATTTGTTGCCGATAACCGTTATGCAGTGTTTGATAATCCGTTTGTAAATACCATGACAACCAATCAGGATGTTGTCAATTTTTATTTTGGATACACCTATGTGGGTCGACAAGCCTACGATAAATTTGTTTGTTATGATACAAATCTGGATTATGACGATCACTACAACTATGAACAACTGGAACTCACATTCCATATGAATCTAGAAAAACCGCAGACCATACCATTCAGCAAAGAATTTGTCACTTGGTGCAATCGTCATAATATAAAGCCAGTGGGCATACAGATTCCCATCGGTAACATTGATAATTTAGAAGAAAACTTGTTTAAATTCAGATCCATGACATGGCACAATCTCAATGCTGGCAACAGTGCAACACTACAACTAACTTGAAAGAAAAAATATGGCCAAGCCCTTTGACGTATCAAAATTTCGCAAAGAAATTACCAAAAGTATCGATGGACTTAGTATCGGTTTCAACGATCCCACAGATTGGATCTCCACAGGCAATTATGCACTGAACTATCTCATATCCGGGGACTTCCACCGTGGCATCCCTCTAGGCAAGGTCACAGTATTTGCTGGAGAATCCGGTGCTGGCAAAAGCTACATCTGTTCAGGCAACATTATCAAGAACGCACAACAGCAAGGAATCTTTGTGGTGCTAATTGACTCGGAAAACGCCTTGGACGAGGACTGGCTCAAGGCCCTGGGTGTGGACACCAGCGAAAGCAAGTTGCTCAAGCTGAGCATGGCCATGATTGACGATGTGGCCAAGACCATTTCGACCTTCATGAGCGACTACAAGGCCTTGCCCGATGGCGAGCGTCCCAAGGTGTTGTTTGTGATTGATTCATTGGGCATGTTGCTTACACCCACTGACATCAACCAGTTTGATTCAGGAGACCTCAAGGGTGACCTGGGCCGCAAGCCCAAGGCACTTACAGCCTTGGTACGCAACTGTGTTAACATGTTTGGATCATACAACGTGGGCCTGGTATGTACCAACCACACCTATGCCAGCCAAGACATGTTTGATCCCGACGACAAGATTTCGGGAGGTCAGGGTTTTATCTACGCCAGCTCCATTGTGGTGGCCATGAAAAAACTCAAGCTCAAAGAGGACGAGGATGGCAACAAGATTTCAGATGTCATGGGCATTCGTTCAGCCTGCAAGGTCATGAAAACACGCTATGCCAAGCCCTTTGAGGGAGTGCAGGTCAAGATTCCCTACACCACTGGCATGAGTCCTCATTCCGGACTGGTTGACCTAGCTGAGAAAAAAAATCTTCTCAAGAAAGAAGGCAACAGTTTGGTATTTGTCACCAGTGATGGCGAGATTATCAAACAGTTTCGTAAAAAATGGGAATCAAACGAGAATGGTAGTTTGGATCGACTCATGGCCGACTTTAGAAATCAAAAGATCACAACCGAAACAGTGGAAGAATCACAGGAGGATGCAGAATGAGCATGGATGTTATCAGCGAAATTTGGACCGAACTCAAGCGATATGTCAATGTAGTTGATCGTGCAGATGCAGCTGAATCCATTGTGTCAGTTTTGATCGATCATGACATTGATGCTGATGAAATACGCACCTGGTTCAAAGGCGACAGCGACATCAAAACAGCACTAACTGACTACTTATCTGTGGATTCCGATTCGGATGACTACGAAGAAGATGAAGAAGACAACAACGATGATTTTATCGATGACGACGATGACTATTGATTCTGACCAATATTATTGTAATCAAAAATTTTGGTGGTTAAATCTTAATTTAGAAAAACAAGAAATTTTTAGTTGTTGTTCGGCAAGTCCTCGTCGAATCGATTTAGATTGGGTCAAGGAACAGCCCGGTCAACTGTTCAATGATCCAATTTTTCAACATGAACGAAAATTGATGTTGGATAACCAGCCAGTGGCATCCTGCGCTGCAAGTTGCTGGCAGCCAGAGTCTCAAGGACTTTCTAGTAGACGTATTTTGTGGGAAGGCAATAAACGAACCCATACAAATGTAACAGCAACACCTGAAGTTTTAAATATTACCCTGGGGTCAGACTGCAACTTGACATGTGTGTATTGTTGTAAATATTACAGCTCGGCCTGGTATCACGACGTAAAAAATAAATCATATGCTGTAGAAATTGAAGGGGATCGTTACAAAAAAAATTCCCAGGATATTATTTTAAATAAACTCAGCCAAAAAGATCTAAGAAAAAGTACCAAAAGAGATATTTTGATAAGTGAAATTTCAAAACTCTGTCAGACACCTTCTTTGAAAGAAATTCAAGTTAGTGGCGGCGAGCCCTTTTTGTATTTGGATCTTGAACAGATGATCCAAGAAATACCACCAACTATAACTGTTGAAATAGTGTCTGGCCTAGGTGTAAATTCATCTAGATTTGACAAAGAGGTTGCTAAATTACCTAAAAATACAAAAATTCTTATCAGTGCAGAAAACACCGGTGCTGCCTATGAATTTTCTAGATTTGGAAATACCTGGTCCAGATTTTTGGAAAATATCGAAATATTGAAAAAACACAAAATTAAATATAGTTTTCGTGCCACTGTGAGCAATGTTACATTGCCTGGGTTATTGGATTTTGTTGAGTATGCAGATGAAATACCAATTACATTTCAACCATGCACTGATCCAGATTTTTTATCCGTTAAAGTATTAGATCCTGTGACCAAGGACTGGGTTAGACAAAATTTAACTGATTTTCCAGAATTTGTTGTACAGTCAATTGATGCTGAACCTACTCAAACACAAATTGATAATTTAAAAATTTATCTAAATGAATTTGCCAATCGGAGGCAATTGGATTTGTCTTTTCTACCAGAATCGTTTATTTCTTGGGCCGGGATCAAATCTCAACAACAGAATGAAATTTAACCATGTGGTATAGTCGAGTAACTGCTGATCTGGGTGCAATTCCGGACTTTATAGCTCACTACGAGAGTGAACTAGACGCTGCCAAACGAGATTGCAAGATTGGGGGGCTGGTAGAAAAAAACATCACGGCCTTGCCTGGTATCACTGAACATCGTTTCAATCAGTTGCAGGAAATTGAAGCTGTGCTGAACCTGCTCAACATACAGTTGAGAAAAATTCGTCGACGCCACTTTCAAAAGTATCTTGAGGGCTATGCACGAGCACTGACCTCAAGAGATGCCGAAAAGTATGTAGACGGCGAAGACGAGGTGATCGACTTCGAAACCATAATCAACGAAGTGGCCTTTCTACGTAATCGTTGGTTGGGTATTCTCAAAGGACTGGATACCAAACAGTGGCAAATGGGTCACATTGTGAGGCTACGCACAGCCGGCATGGAAGACATACAGGTGTAAGTCATGACAGCACCTCGCATGCATCTTCGAGAACATGGTGTGATCTACTATGACATATGGTATCAACATGCTTACTGGGATTACTTTAGTGAACAAGTAATCGAAAACTTTGTCAAAGAATGTGACCAACATAACATTTCACTGGAACAGATCAAAAACTATGTGTGGATCATTGACTGTGGTCCTGAGGGATTGGATTCCCGACACCTCTGGGTGTTGTTCAATTGGCTTCGAGAGCAAGGTGTACCAGACTGCAATTTCAGAGTGATTTTTACCGTACAAGAAGATGTGGATCTCTTGCCTTATCCTGCTGTTTGTCTAACCGATCGCATGGTGCGTTGGGGAGACTTGCCTCAGATAGCTCAGTCAGTTGATTGGCAAAATTTATCATGTGATCATGCCCTGCTGTGTCTTATGCGTAGAGACAGTGTGGATCGTGCTAGATTTGCTCGCTTGCTGTTGGAGCGTTTTGATCAAAATCAGGTATTGTTGACCCTGGGTTCGAATCCCGACGATGCGGGTATTCATGCCAGACAACAACTCATGCAAGACATCATGCATCCGTACTCTTTTCCCATTGTGATTGCACAAGAGAGAAATTCTTCGTCGGCACAACGAGTAACTGGTGCACCTGACACTGATATATTTTATCGTGCATACATCAACCTTGTGGTAGAATCATCCAATCAACAAGACGAGCAATGCTGGAAAAGTGTATTTCTGACAGAAAAATCATTCAAACCATTTGCCTGGCATCAATTTCCATTATGGTATTCGGTTCCGGGCACTGTGGCTTTGGTGAGAAGCCTGGGTTTTGACATGTTTGATGACTTGTTTGATGGCCATGCCTATGACAGCATCCAGGATGCTGATCAACGCAAACAGGCTGTGGTGGACTTGGTGGCAAAACTCATGACTCGGGACTTGGCCGAATTGAGGTGTCAACACTGGTCAAGACTTGTGCAGAATCTACATCATCTACAGCGGGTGTATGATAACTATTTGATACATAGTCAACAAAAAATCACTCAATTGGAGCAACAGTCACATGTTTAAGAATCACGAAGAAAGCCATGAGCACAGTCTCGAAACACTGAACTTGTTTTATGAATATGACGACTTCATGGAAAGTGTGGGCACCTTGGCTGACCTGGGATGTGGTTCTGGCCTGGACTTGGAATGGTGGGCCACACGCACCACACGAGATGATGTGCCACAACCACTTGAGATCAAGTGCACCGGTATCGACCTCCTGGATTCCTTGCCAGTAGCGCATCGGTACCCCAACATGGTTTATCAGCGCAACGACTTTGAACAAGCTGTGGATGCTCCGCCTACCCGATTCGATGTGCTGTGGTGTCATGATGCTTTTCAGTACTGTATCAATCCCGTGGCCGCCTTGAGCCGTTGGTGGCATGCCACCAGTGACGGTGGTATGCTGGTGTTGATCCTTCCCCAGACAGCCAGCATTGTGCGTAGACAGTTGATACACACACAGCAAAACGGATGCTATCATCATCACAGTCTTGTGAGTCTCATTCACCAACTGGCAGTGTCGGGTTGGGACTGTCAAAATGGATTTTTTCTCAAGCGACCCAGTGAC